CGCGCTAAGCCACGCCAACGTTGGGCGGAGGCGTAGTCAGTACCCCCATATTTAATTGCCTACATATGCCTACTTGACTGCCTACACTATCAGGGCAGGCAGCAGGGCAGGCAGCAGGGCAGGCAGCTTGTAAGCCTTATAAATCAATGACATACAATAACGTCAAATAATTGACACTTAGCCTTGAATCCTCTGTAACCCGCGTAATCCGTGGCTTCCAGCGATAGGGGGGGGGTTAAAATAAAAATTAAAGCGCAGGCGGGGAGGACTTGACAAGACGACTGGCGGGGGCATTATCTCCAACGTTTGCATTTTTCCTGTACTAATTGCATTTATCATATATACCGTCAAATAAATGACACAATGTCAAAATATTGACGCATAGGGGGGGCGTTCAATTCCGAAGGTGATGCAAAAGATTCACAGACAAAAAAGTCATTTCCATATATATTATAAATATTTTTTAACAAGCTAAGGATTCATGCGACCATGCAATCATTTCCATATTCACCAAGAGAGTTAAAAGTCACAGAGGCGCGTCTAAACGCCATTTACGACGCGTCAGCACTTGGGCTAAAGGGTGACAAGCTCGCGCTCGCGGCAGGGCTACTTCCAAGCGAGTATCGGCAGTTGTGCCAACTCGACCCAAACGTTGAGCTGATGGCGATGAAAGGCGCCGCTGACGCAGAGGCGCAAATGGCACGGGTGCTAAAAGAAGCCGCGCTAGGGGGAGATACAAAGTCAGCGTTAGCGATTCTTCAAAACGTACACGGGTGGGCAAGTGCTAAAGAGCAGAATAAGGTGGCGTTTGGCATCACTAACGCGGACGGCACGGCGGCAAGCCTTGTTATAGGGTGGGAGTCATGAAGGTTGTCATTCCCTACAAGCCAAGAGATGTATTTAAGCCGTTGCACTCTAGAAAAGAAAGATGGGCAGTTGTGGTCGCTCACAGAAGGGCGGGCAAGTCGGTAGCGTGTATTAACGAATTGATAAAGTGTGCTTGCACAGACACTAGTGGAGATGGTAGGTATGCCTACATCTGCCCATACTACTCACAGGCAAAACAAGTTATTTGGGACTACTGTAAGACGTTTACAAAACCCATACCCAACATAAAGGTGAACGAAAGTGAATTACGACTCGATTTTCCAAACGGGGCGCGTATTCAGTTATTTGGTGCTGACAATCCTGACAGGCTGCGCGGTCTTTACTTTGACGGGATTATTGCTGACGAGTATGGCGATTGGAAGTCAACTGTATGGCCGTATGTTATCCGTCCTGCGCTGGCTGACCGCAAAGGGTGGGCAATAATTATTGGAACGCCAAAGGGTAAGAATAGCTTTTACGAACGCTTTGAAGCGGGCAAGCAAGACAAGGACTGCTTTACCTTGCTGCTGACCGCATCTAATTCGGGAATTCTTGACCAAGAAGAAATTGACGCGCTGAGAAAGGAGTTGTCGGAGGACGCATGGCTACAAGAGATGGAGTGCAACTTCGACGCGGCGATACCGGGGGCTATTTACGGCAGAGAAATGTACGAAGTGGGGCAATCGGGTAGGGTACGGCCCTGCTATGACCGCAAACTCAAGACGTATGCAGCTATCGATTTGGGGTGGAGCGACGACACGGCGATTTGGTGGTTTCAGGTGGCGGGCAAAGAGCTTAGGTTTATTGACTGCTACAGCAACAGCGGAATGCCTATCGCGCACTATCATGACATTTTGCAAAGTAAAGGCTATGATTATGGCGAATGGCTATATTTGCCGCACGACGCAAAAGCTAAATCATTGCAAACGGGCAGAAGTATTGAGGAGCAATTTCGCTCACTTGGGTGGTCACCTAGAATTGTCCCAAATATATCACTTATGGACGGAATACAAGCCGCTAGGTTATCATTAGCAAACTGTTGGTTTGACCCAAGCTGCAAAGAAGGAATGGAAGCGCTAACACAGTACCAAAGAGAGTATAATGTGGACAAAAAGGTATTTAATGAACGCCCCAAACACGATTGGACATCTCACTTTGCTGATGCTTTCCGGTACGCGTGTCTTGCATGGCGTGAACAACGACCAGACGCAGCGCCAAAACCCAAAGCAAAATTCTGGGAAGACCAGTCCTTAGAGGAGTTGTGGGAACACAGCTCGAAACGTAGAGGTAGACGAATATAATGAGTGACAAACTATCAGCACAGCCTTGGCACGACGAAATATCGCGCTACCAAGAAGAATATAGAAAGTGGACGGAGCGCGGCGAAAAGATTATCAAGCGCTACCGCGACGAGCGCAAAGACGCAGAGCAAGCGGACGCACGATTTAATATTCTTTGGTCTAACGTACAGACACTAAAACCTGCCATTTACGCAAAACCACCCAATCCTGATATTTCAAGACGTTTTGACGATAAAAACGACGCCGGCAGAGTAGCGGCGATGATTTTAGAGCGCGTTCTTGACTTTGAGATTAAGGAATACCCTGATTTTCACGATACGCTGTCTTGCGTGGTGGATGATAGGCTTCTTCCGGGCAGAGGCGTGGCGTGGCTACGCTATGAGCCTAAGATTGAAGAATTTGAGCCTTCAATTACCAATTATGCGGAGATAGGCGGGGAAGAATACTCACCTGAACGCACACTGGACGAAGAAAACGGGCTGGCGCAGACGGAAGTCTACGAACACGTTGTGTCTGAAACAACACCGGTGGATTATGTCTATTGGCAGGACTTTGCGCATCTACCTGCTCGGACATGGGACGAGGTGACATGGGTGGCACGACGCGTCTATATGACGTTAGACGAGGGGGTAGACCGCTTTGGCGACATCTTTGAGAAAGTTCCGTTAACTAACACGTCAAATCGTAAAGACGGCGACAAAGAAACTACTAAAGCCGATAAAAAGGCAGAAATCTGGGAAATTTGGTCAAAAGCAGAAAAATGCGTCTATTGGATAGCGGAGCAGTACGATGTCATTTTAGACCACAGAGATGACCCACTAGAGCTTTCAAACTTCTTTCCCTGCCCTAAACCTTACTTTGCCACTACATCGACAGGGACGCTGATTCCTGTAGCAGATTTTCTACTCTATCAAGACCAAGCAGACGAGATTGACGAGCTAACAGGTCGAATCAAGCATTTGACCAAAGCGCTTAAAGTCATGGGCATCTACGCGGCGGACGAGCCTGCGATTGAACGCTTGATGAAAGAAGGTAACGATGGGGTGCTTGTCCCTGTCAAAAACTGGGCGGCGTTTGTTGAAAAAGGCGGACTGCAAGGCGCTGTGCAATTTATGCCACTTGGCGACGTTGCGTCTGCGTTGCAACAGCTATATCAAGCGCGTGAGTCATGTAAGCAAATCATTTACGAAACAACTGGCCTGTCCGACATCATGCGTGGCGCGTCGGTAGCGAGTGAAACCGCGACAGCACAGCAAATTAAGAGTCAGTTTGCATCACTACGTCTTGGCAACATGAAAGACGGGCTGTATCGCTTTGCGCGTGAAATCCTGCGCATGAAGTCAGAGATTATCTGTTCAAAATACCAACCACAGACATTAGTTGAAGTGTCAGGCATTATGAATACGCCTGACGCGCAATTTGTAGAGCAAGCGATTCAACTGCTTAAAAACGAACCTGCTAGGGTTTTCAATATTGATATTGAAACCGATACGCTAGTTGAGCTTGATAAGCAGACTGAAAAGCAAAACCGCATGGAATTTTTGACAGCGGTAAGCGGCTTTATTAAAGACGGCATTGGCGCGGTTAAAGAAGACCCTGCAATGGCGCCGTTAGTTGGAGAGCTATTGCTTTATGGTGTTCGTGGGTTTAAAGCGGGCAGAGAACTTGAAGGTGTCCTTGAGCAGTTTGTTGACCAAGCGGCTAAAAAAGCAGCAGGACCGCAACCACCGAGCAAAGACGAACAGCGTACACAAGCAGAGGCGCAAATTGCCCAAATGAAGATGCAAGCACAACAGCAATCAGAACAAGCGACAATGCAGCTTGAACAAGTGAAACTTCAAGCTAGCAATCAACTTGAACAAGCTAAACTCGAATTTGATAAGTGGAAAACACAGCTTGATAATGATACAAAGATTACCATTGCGCAGATACAAGCTCAAAACAGTATGAAGCAACACGTTTTAAGTTTAAATGCAGGTAAAGAAGATTCAATGACAGAACTTGATGAAACTGGAAACCCACAGTTGAATAGCGTATTATCAACATCACTAAACAATGTCATTGAAAACGTAAATATGAACATGACGCAAATGATGACACTTGCAAACCAACAGAACCAAGCATTACTCGACAGAATGTCTGAAATGCACAACCAAGTAACTCGACCAAAACAAGTTGTTCGAGATGCTAACGGCAGAATTATAGGAGTCAAATAAATGGCAGTTTCACTTAATACCACATTGCGCAATTCCCGCGCGGACGCAATTACTACTTTTGCTGGCAACGGCGCAAAACTTAGAATCTATACCTCTGGGGCGACACAATTAGCGGAATGTGTTTGCGGTACACCGTTTGCTGGCGCAGCGTCTGGCGGTGTGCTTACGCTAAGCTCAATCACTGCTGGAACAGCAGGTGCAACAGGTACCGCCGATAACGCAAGTATTTATAAATCTGACGGTACAACGCTTATTATTTCAGGGCTTACAGTTGGAACGTCAGGAAGTAATATTAATTTGTCTAGCGTTGCTATTACAACTGGCGACAGCGTGGCAATTTCTTCAGCTACGATTACAGAAGGTAATGCGTAATGACTTTAGTTTTAGCGGATAGAGTTAAGGAAACGACAACTTCTACAGGCACTACCGCTATTACTTTAGCGGGAGCGGCGACAGGATACCAATCGTTTTCTGCTGCGGTAGGAAATGGAAATACCACTTACTACACCATTGCAGACCAGACAGGCGCAAATTGGGAGGTAGGAATTGGCACTTACGCAAGCTCTGGTAACACACTTGCCAGAACCACCGTATTGGCATCTAGCAACGCTGGCAGTTTAGTCACATTTACATCAGGTACTAAAGACGTATTTGTAACGCTACCTGCTGAACGTGCTATTCCAGTTACAACATTACAAGTATTAAATCATTCATCATCGGTGATTCAAGTTGCGTTAGCAAACGGGTATCTTCCTGTGTTGAATCATTCAGGGTCAACAATTAACGTGAGCGTGAGCTAATGACAGCACGATACCCTCTAGTCCTAAACGGGACAGCTATTCAAGAATTACAAACAGGCGACACCGTAACCGGTTTAGCTGCATCTGGCGCAAATAGTGATATTACTTCGCTTTCTGGTTTGACAACGGCATTAACAGTAGCACAAGGCGGTACAGGAGCGACAACACTAACCGGATTGTTAAAAGGGAACGGCACAAGTGCTTTTACAGCCGCGACTGCTGGCACAGACTACGTTGCTATTGGCGGGGCATTAGGTACGCCTTCGAGTGGTACGTTAACAAATTGCACATTTCCAACGCTTAACCAAAACACCACAGGTACAGCGGCTAACTTATCGGGTACACCTACACTACCTTCTGGTATTACGCTTAGTGCGTCAACACTAGGTGGTAACTTAACGGGTGGTGATTATTCACTGACTCGGACAATGTATAAAGATACAGGTTGGGTTTACTACAATAGCTCTACAACAGCGGCTTTAGATTTTACAAATGGCTCTCAGCAACGCTGGGCACCAACAGCTTCAAGCAGCCCTACGTTAACAATTTCAAACTGGCCTCCATCGGGTAACTTAGGTGAGCTTTTAATTGAAGGAGTTAACTTAGGCGCAGCAGGTACAATCACATGGCCGACTATTAACTGGATTACCTCCACGGGTGCAACGACAACCACATTTGCTTCTAATGGT